GAGGCCAACGCTGGGATATCCCCCACGCTGTGAATGGTAGCTCTGACGCAGAATCTTCCCGCGCAACCGCCGTGTCACTTCGAGTCCATCGTGCCGAAGATAGGTCGAGATACGGTCCAGGGACCGGACCCGGCCATAGGAAGAGACCTCGTAGAGGTCAGCCCATCCCGTCACCGGAAGCCAATGTTCAGGCTGATCAGCCATGGCTGGGCTCCTTCGACATCATCAGCGCCCGGAAGGCGTTCGACACTTTCCGGGAGACTTCATCGCGGTTGAGGACGGACGTGGTCGTCCATGGCGCCGGACAATCGGGCTCCCGCGCATTCTGGCTTTCTGTGACGAACTCGACTGAGAGGCGGCGAAGCAGCCGGCAGAGCCAGGGCGCAAGTTCGGCCCCGATACAGCGCTGCCAGTGGTCAATACTGGCCCAGGACAAGGGGACCGCCCCCATGGCTCCGGCCTCAGACGGGCCGATTTCCATGAGGGTGTCGATGATCCAGGGGGTGCGGATGAAAGGCAAGTCGGGGACCAGTCCGCTGGCCGTAATGGCTTGTATCCGGGACTGCGCCTCAGGTTCTGGAGCAGCCTTGGCTAGTTTGGCAGCAGGAGGTTTGGGGGCGGCGCTCAGCCAGGCCAGCTGGCGAACATAGAGGCTCAGCTCTTCGCCGAGTTCTTCGTAAAATTTGCCCAGTCGTTGATATGGGCCGCGACCTGGGCTGCAATGAAGCCGATCGAGGGATCAGCATAGGCCTTGCGAAAATGCTCCGCGCCCTCGGTGCCTTGGGCCGGCGGATAGGCAAAGCCGTTGAAGCTGACCGTGCAGGCAGCGAGGAACTCGGCCTGTTCGGTGAGCTTGTCTTCGGCGCTCTGGTCCATCTTTCCGCGCTTCTTAATCTTGTCCATCAGCTGGTTTTGCTGACGGGCCTGCGCGCGCTGATAGACCTTGGTGCCAGGGCCATAGACCGTGATCGACAGGGGCTTGCCCTTGTCGTCGTAGAGCGGGGCATCGTCGCCGCCGAGCAGTTCCACGGTCGAGGTCTCGGCAGCCGACAGAGTGGTGATATCGAACATGAAAATTGATCCTTTGTTTGGGAATCAGGCGCACAGCCGCTTGCCATCCGACCGAAGTCGAGCAGCAGGGGGCCAAGTGCGGTGATTGTTGAGGTCAATCACCGCAAAACATGCGGTGATTACGAAATTGGACCGTCAGTCCGGTTCAGGCAGGGCGACCCAGTAGCGCGTTCCCTTGCGTTCGCCGGTTCGGCGCAGGGCTGATTTCTCCACTAGATCGGTCAGATCCCTAGTGGCTGTGGCCGAAGTCGCCCCCGATATGGTTCGGTAGTTGTCAGCGCTGAGCCCGCCTGCAAAACCCTGCGGGCCGGCTCTGAACATCCTGAGCAGGACCTTCTCTTGGCGCTCGTTTATCTGGCCTTGCAGGCGCAGCATCAGTCGCGCCTTGCCGATCAGAAACTCAACCCAGGCCACCGATTGATCCTGGGCAGCGAGTGTCATCTTCGCAAACCAGCCAAGCCAGTCATTAATGTCGAGTGACCGGCTCGCGGCCTCCAGCTGGTCATAATAGCTTTTGCGATGTTGCATGAAGGTCGATGAGATGCCGGCCAGCATGGGCCCCTTGCGTCCCTGCGCGAGGGCCTTTTCCGCAATAACCCTGCCCAGACGACCATTGCCATCCTCGAACGGGTGGATGGTCTCAAACCACAGATGGACGATGCCAGCCCTTGCAAGCGGCGCCATCGGGCTCACACCAGTTGGCGCGCTATCGGCAAACCAGCTGAGGAACCGGTCCATCTCCTCGGTGACCAAAGCTGATGGCGGGGCCTCGAAGTGAACCTTGCGCTTGTAGTCGGGGCCCGAGACAATCTGCATTGGATCGTTATGCACCCTGTAGCCGCCGACCATTTCAAGATCAGCTCGGCCCGACATCAGGAGGCGATGCCAGCTGAACAGTTTGGCATGATCAAGCGGCGCATTGAGGGTCTCGAACAGGTCAACCATAAGCATGGCAATACCAGCTTCGGCGGGGCCGATGCGCCGGTTATCGGTCTGCAGGCCCAACTGGCGCCTGACCGAAGACTGGACGCTGTCGCGATCGAGCATCTCCCCCTCGATGGCGGAACTGTCCAGCGCCGACCGGCTCATCAGATCGACCACCAGCTGGGATCGATTGTCCTGATCCAGATGGACCGACGAGCCGATTAGGACACCGGCTTTTTCGGCAAAGGCCAGCTCTTCCGAGGCAAAGCGAGCGCTATCCCAGCGGAAATTGGGCCAGTCGGGGTCTTGCCAGTTCCATTGCATGATCGATAAATCTCGTTATATCGATCACATTGGTGCCAAATTATGATCCATAAGGCAAGGGTATATCCCTCATGCCCATAATCATCAGGGCGCGAGGACTTCGACGACGCCGACACCGGCAGAGTTGGTCGTCAGCTCCAGCGTGACGCTGGCAGCGGTGATCTGGTCGACAGAGCCGATATTTACCTTGAAGCTCATCACCTGAGCCCGGAAGTAATATTTGTCACCCTGCTGGGTGGTGACGAGGAAGCTGTAATCGGCGTCCGCCTGGGAGGCGGCCTTGAGCAGGATCTGTCCGGCATCGTCGGTGTCGAGCCCGAGCCCGATGGTCATCGTCCCCTGGTTGAAGCTACCCTTTTTCTTCTGGATGCCGCGGCTGCCCACCGGGCTGAAGGTGACGAGCGCATATTCCCGGCCGAACTCGCCAAGATCAGTGACTTCGCCGACCAGGGTCATAACCAGGGCATTGTAACCGGTAGGGTCGAAGGTTGCAGGGGCGGCAGCCAACACTTTCAGCGTTGTGCCTGCGGACGTATAAACGGTCATGGCAGTGGTTCCTTGTGATGGTGAGGCTCAGCAGGCCTCGTTGAACGAGACCCTGAAGTCCTGGGTCTGCATGTGGATGCCGGCTTGCTCATCGAGAAAGTCAGGGCCGGCGGAATCGGTTTGGACGGTCACTTGCGTGATGCCGGTAATGGTGGGCGACCGGTCCGCCGCAGCCTGGCGCACGGCCTTGAGAATGGCCTTGGCGGCGGGATAGGTGGCCGCCAGCACCGTGACCTGAACCCGCTCGGTGACGCGGCGAACTGCGCCGGCTTTGATAATTTTGCGGTCGCTGCTGCTCACCGACATCAGCGATAGTGCCGGCAGCGGGGAGCCTTGTTGGACAACACCGGCAACGATCTGAGCGCCCGGGACCAGGCTGGTGAGCGGAGCATGGGCGACAAGCAGCGCGCGGACCGCGACCACCCCGTTCATTCGTCGTCGACCTCGAGGATCGGGGCCTTGAGGTTGCCGATCTGGACCCGGTGGGCGATGTAAGCGCCCATGGCGTTCACCGCTTCCTCGGCCTTCTGGTCGAGCGCGGGACGCAGGAACGGCTTGGCTGCGTGGCCCGGGTGCATGACTACAGGCCCGACAAAATTGCCGCCGATCACCAGACTGCCGCGCTTCACCATCTTGTTGATGGTGCCGATGCTAACCTTGCGCGGGCCATGGCGGGTCGCGCGCACCGGGCGGTCCTCTTCGGCGACGCTGATAAGGTGGGGCGCGACGCCGTATTCGATGAACAGGCCGAGATAAGAGCCGGACCCGCGCAGCTTCACATAGGAGCTCAGGCGGCTGCCATCGGTGCGGGTGCCGATGCCGATCGCCCGTTTGAGCTGGCCGGTCTTGACCGGCACATTGGCCTTGGCCTGCTGCTGGATCACCTTGGCGCCAGCCCTAAGCCCGCCGCGGATCACATTGCGTTCGAGGTTCTTGGGTAGCTCGTCGAGCATGCGCAGCAGCTCCGGGCCGCCCTTGAGCGTAATTGTCATGGCGCAGCTCCTTCACTGCTGTATTGCTGGGCGATCAGCTCGATGCCTTCACGGCGGCCGATTTCGGCCGGACCGGAGACGATGTGCATTGTGCGATTACCGACGATCACCCGCATGTCAGCGGTGATCCCGGCGAGATAGCGCATGCGGATCCGCGCTGGCCGGTTGGCAATGATAATGCTGTCGGCCAGTCGCTCAGCGCGGCTCGGCAGCACGTCCTTCACTTCTGCCCAGACCGCGGCGAACTCCGCCCAAGTGACGGTTTCCGTGCCATAGAGGGGGTCAAGGGTCACGGCCTTGCGTTCTATCCGGATCCGGGTGTCGAGCTTCGAGGCTAAATCCATCGGCCGCGCAGCTGATTGACGAGGGCGTCGAAGGCCAGGCAGGCCGCCCCCTCACGGTTCTCGAACAAGGAAGCCGCTTTCACGAGGATCGCGGCGCGGGCGATGGTCAGATCGGGGTGCCCTTCGGCAAACCCCGCCGACAGGGTGATGGTGATGACGCCGTCCGGGCCCAGCGCGGGCCAGCACTTGCCTGCAGCTGGCCGGATCCGGGTGAACCCATGGCGCGCGCGAGCGACATAGTCGGCCTCGGGCAGGGTAACGGCGGAGCCAGCGGCATTCGTGTAGGTGATGGCCGCGATGGTCACCGGACGCACTGGCACGGTGATTTCATCGGCCCATGCCTCCAGCACCATGGCCAGTGTTTGGGCACATAGCCGCAGATCCGTCAGTCGTTCGAGCTCGGCCTGCGCCGCGTCCAGATGGACGGCCAGCAACATGTCCTGGTCATGAGCATCCAGACGCAGTTGCTGGCTTGCTTCCTCGAGCGTCACGGCGCGATCCTGGGCTGGTTCGACCGTGACGATCTCGGACATTAGCCGGCCTTGGTGCGGGTGTTGGCGCCGGCCTTGTTAGAGATCGGCGGCCGTTCGTCAGTCTGGCCTTCCGCCGTGACTTCAAGTTCGGTCGCAGGGGCAGACGCCGGTTTGGCTGGAGCTGCGCCATCGACTTCTATGGCAAGACCACGCTCAATCAGGCTGCGCCCACCCAGATCGTCGATCTCGAAGGTCTGGCCAGTAATAATATTATCCGGGCTCACCAAGCTAACATGAATGGTATCGAGTGCCTGTAGGAACATTGGCTTCTCCCCTGAAAAGATGAGAGGGCCAGCTCGAAGGCCAGCCCTCTTTAGATCATCAGACCTTAGTTGCGGCGGTGGCAGCTGCCGCGAAGTCACCCTTCACGAAGGCCTCGGGGCGGTAGACCGCGAGCGCGAGGCGTTCTTCAGCCAGCACCGTCACAAGGTTCTTGCGGAAGTTCTGGTCGTCCTCGGTCGAGATCTCAACCACCGCGTCCATGCGGTCGAAGATCTGTGCGCCGAGCTGGAAAGCGCCAGTCAGGAACTTGCCAGTCGCCATCGATTGGGTGGAGACCACCGGTTGGCCCCAAAGGGTCGGCGTGATCGTCCCTTGCGGATTGCCGACAATGAACTGCCCTTGGCTGTCCTTCAGCAGCTCAATCGCGGCCCAATCAGCCGGATGAAGTACCACGCCCGTTGCCATTAGCTCAGATAGCGCGGTCTGCAGCATGGCAAGGCGCAGAACGTCGATCCGGGTCACCGTCGCAGGGATGGTGATCGGCGGGGTGAACGCGGTTGCCTGAGTGTAGATGCCGGCAAGATCGGTGCCCGTGCCGCTGCCGTTCAGCAGCTGGTTTTCCTCGACCAGGGCCAGGCCATAGCGCAGGCGCCCGTCGATGTAGGACTGAAGCATCGGCACGTCGTCGAGGATCTGGCGGGTGGCGAGCACCCAGTGCGCGATCGTCGTGACGTTGCTGGTCAGCACATCGAACTTGATGTCCGATTGCGGCTTGGTGGGGCCGGAGGTTTCCGAAACAGTCGAGGCCGCATTCGCGTAGCCTGTCTCCTTGACGTACTGTACCGAATTGCTGGCTGTCCGGCCAGGGGTCAGGAGATCCCGCACCGTCAGTCGGCGCTGTCCCGGCATGACAATGCCAGGGGCACGGTCGGCTACGATGAGGTCGCCAGCCGAACCATTGGCATCGGTAGTGAGCGCGGAAATGATCGCTTTTACCTCAACGCTCGCCCGGCCGCGCACGGAATTGTTACCGAGGAACGCACGAATGGCCTCGTCGGCCACGACCTGCTCGCCGATGGTCTTGAACACAGGGGTGGCCTCGTCGGCAACGCGGCGCGCCATCTTCTGCTCGACCTCGTCGAGACGGGCCTTGGCTTCATTGAGCGCTGTCAGCGCCTCGTCAGCCAGTTCCTTGGTGGCATTGGAGAGGTCTTCGCCGCGCTGCGCTTTACTCAGCGCTTCCTCGGCCAGAGCCTTTACCTTGTCGTGCTTGCCCTCAAGGTCGGACTTAATTTCGTCGTGACGGGCATCAAGGCTGCTACGCAGTTCTGCCTGGCGCGCATCGAGACTGGACTTCACTTCGCTGAGGCGTGCGTCGAGCACGCCTTTTACTTCGCCGGCAAGCTGCTCGGCGGTCTTGGTATCGCTCATGATTTTATCCTGTATGGGAGTGGGGTCAGGCGCTGATTTGCGCCTTCAAGGCCGACAGGAAGTCGGAATGGGTGCTGCCAGACTCACTCCGGAACAGCGGCGATAGGCCCTTGCCCGCAATTGCGGTGGCCTGGCTTTTCGAGAACCCTGCCTCACGCAGGAAATTCTCAAATTCGGGTAAGGTAGGAAGTCGTCCGTCCTCGACGAACGACTTCACGGCAGTGATCACTGCTCGCTCGTTCATCGGGATGGTGACAAGACTTACCTCGTAAAGGGTAAGCTCGAGCAGCTGACGGGTTTTGCCGACCAGTTGCTCGCGGATCGTGCGGTAGCCGATCGATAGCCCGCCTATGGCACCGTCGCGAACCAGAGCATGGGCTTCCTGGCCTGCGCGGGATGAGAGCGAGAGCTGCCCTTTTACAACAAGGCCGTCGCGGCTTTCGATAAAGTCTGTCCAGACGCCAGCCGGACGGGTCTGGTCATGGTACATCAGCATCGGCACTGATGTGCGACCTTTCAGCGATCGGGCCAGCGCTCCGGGGACAATAACATCGCCGCCGGCATCAACATTGCCGTATCCGGCTGCGAGCCCTTCGATCTGGCCATCTTCGGTGACGGCCTTGGTATCGAGGGCGAAGTCGAGATGGTTCATGGAGTAGCTCCGGGATCTTTAGGCGGCAGTGCTGCTGCCACCGCGCCTGATCCAGTCTGGGTGATGGGTACGTTCTGCATCTGCATGCGGGGGACATCGCCGCCTTCCACCGGCGGAAGGTTCTCGAGCGCGCGGACCTCGTTGATGGTCATCACGCCATTGGTCAGCATCTGCTGGTAGAAGGAAGCGCGTGCGCCGCTGTCGCCGCGCAGCAGGCCTTCGAGGTTGAACTCGATAACGATCCCGGCCTGACGGTCAGCGGGTGACAGGAGCTGTTTGGAGAGCGCCTGTTCAATGCGTTTGAGGCGCCGGCGCAGTGTAAATTTCTGGAACCCCAGTGTCTGTTGTTCGAGCCCGGTGCCCCAGCTGGTGGTCTTTTCGGTGTGGCCAACCATGAACGGCGGCACGCCAAAGAACCGGCAGACTTCCTCCACGGAGAAAGCCCGGCTCTGCAGCATCTGCGCGTCTTCCGGGCTGATCGAGAGCTGGACCCAGTCCATCCCCCGGTCGAGCAGCATTGGCCGCCCTGCGTTGATCGCGCCGGCAAACTTCTCCTGGAGCAATTCCTCTGCCTGTTTGCGCTGATCGAGGGTTAGCGTGTCAGCGGTCTTCAAGAGCCCCGAAGGCCGCACCCCGTTGCGGAAGGTGTCGCCCGACGCCCGTTCGATGGCCTGTGCGAGACCGAAGGTCTGGCGGCCGAACGAAAGGGTCGAGAGCCCGCCCAGCGGATTGCCGCCAAAGCCCCGGATATGGAGCATGTTGTCTTGGGCAACGACTGAACGCACGCCGCCATCTGACCACTCATATTGAAGGCTGCCGCCGCGCAGACGGCGCACCGTCATGATCTCCGGCGCGATGGGTACGCTGAGCGCCACAACCCGGCCGTTGCTGCCCCGAATGATCTCGGCATAGGCATTGCCGCCAAGCTCAATGCAGGCGCAGATGAATTCCCAAAAATCGACCGCAGTCTGGTCGGCGTTCGGGCTGTCGTGAAGGATCCGGTATAGCGGATGGTCAGTGGCGACCGTCCGCGCTCCGCTCCGGGTCCGGTAGACCATGAGCGGCAGTGAGGCGATTGTGCCGGCGAGAAGATTGACGCAGGCCCAGGCGGACGCCAGCCCCAGCACCGAAGTGGTCGAGACCACTTCGCCGGTTGTCGTTGTGCGGCCACCGACTGCCTGAGTGAGGCGCGGATCGGTCAGACCGATGGAGCGCGCGACATATCCGAGCGCCTTTTGGAATAGGTTCATGAACGAAGGCTCTTTAGCCAGTCATCGATCGAGCCGGAGGTGTCGCCTGCCATTGCTGCCCCCACTGCCATGCACAGCGCGACGGCTGCGTCGATCTTGTTGATGGCCCTCTGCTTGGAGAGCCACTTGTTGTCCCAGCGATCAGTCTCGGTGACCGCGGACATCATTGCTGAAATCAGCACTGGATTGCGTTTGAGCCGGATACGGCCTTCCAGGATCAGTTCTTCGAGATGCCGCAGCGACCCTGGCATCCACAGGCCTTCGCTCATTCCGTCCTGAGGTTTGCCGCGCTTGGTGCCGCCTTGCGGGTGCTCGATGAAATTGACCGACAGCCCGAGCTCACTGACTTCCTCTTCAAATCGGCGAAACGCGTAACGGTCGTAGGCCACGGTCTCGACGCGGTATTCGCTGTCCAGCTCAGCCAGTGCCTGCGCCACTTGGCGCAAGCTGATGTTCTCGCCTTGCGGAGCATTCAGAAATCCGCCAGCGACCCAGACGTCATAGGGCTGCTTATCGCGCAGCACTCTGGCACTGAGCGTATCGCCTGGCGTCCAGACCTCGACCCAGGCATCAAAGCAGGGTTTTCCGTCCTGTTCGCCGTTGCGCTGGACAGCAGCCAGCGCGGTCAGGTCACGGTTCTGGCTGAGATCGAGCCCGAGCCAGACCGGCTGGCTTGCCTTTGGTTCGAACTCGGCGAGCAGCGGTTCCAGCGTTGCCCGTGCCATCCAGGCTGTCTCGGCGTCGGTCCAGATGCAGAAATGGAGCCGCAGTATCCCGTTCAATTGCCCCGGAATGGCTTTGGCCTGGGCCACAACCTCCGAGAGGTATTGCTCCGTGATCGTGACCCCCAGAAGTGGGTTAGCCTTGATCCAGCAGCTGGGATCGCTCAGCGGATCATCGCCCTCGTCGAGTGCACAGACATAGCTGAACGTCGTGTCGTCGATGACCTGCCCAAGGTAAGTCGGGTCGATCACCCCATCGGGATTGCCGGCTGCCACCCGGACCCCGTGTTCGTGTTCTTCCCAGGCGACTGAATTGCGGTTGGAACCGCTGTTGGTGATCATGAACAGCAGCGGATCGCGGCGGAACTTGAAGCCGCGCTCCAGCATCTCGATGATGGAGCGGTCTGGAAGCTCGTGGACCTCATCGGCCAGCACAAAATATGGCCGAGGGCCGGAACCGGTTTTGCCCGTGTCCCGCGACACCGGGCGGAAGAAACTTCCGCTAGGCAAATGCGCAATATTGAACTCGCGACCCAGGCCGCCGGAGAACTCGAGCCGCCGGGCCAGCGCCGGGGATTGCCGCACCATATTCACCGCATCGCGGAAAAGGATGTTGGCCTGTTCCTTTTTGGCGGCAGCCGCATAGATCTGGGCTCCTGCCTCTTTGCAGGCGGTCATCCCGTAAACGCCAATGCCGCCGGCAATCGGCGATTTGCCGTTACCTTTGCCCTGTTCAATGAAGGCGCGTCGGAACCTGCGCCTGCCGTCCTTGCGCTTCCAGCCAAACAGCGAGCCGATGATGAAGGCCTGGCTCGGTTCCAGTTGGAAAGGCTGGCCCTCGAACTGGCCCTCAGAGAGCTTCAGCACCTCCTCGAAAAAGGCGAAGGCATGGTTTGCGGCCGTCTGGTCGAACCAGATGCCATCCTTGCGCGCGAGATCTGCAATGTGGCGGTGGCAGGCGTTCCGAACATGCGGCCCGGCAACGATTGCGCCGGATACGACGGCATTGGCATAAGCCAGCGTCCGGTCAGGCGAAGAAGCGGTCGGCGGGGTCGCCGCCGTCCTCTGGCGGCGCGGCCGCGATCCTGCTCCTTGCACTGGGCGTCATCCCGAATTCTGCAGCGTAACGCATCATGTCCGCCGCCGCCTTGTTGGCGGTGCCCACCAGCGGGTTCTGGATCGCGTTGCCGTTCGATGTTTTGATCATGAGGCCGCCGGTCAACTGGTCCTTCTCGGCCATCTTGGCGATCGCCCGCTCGGCCTGGACCCAGCGGCCGTAGGCCTGCGCGTAGGCCGCGAGTGCCGCCCGGTCGATCTCGGAGAGAATGCCGAGGTTGTAGAGATCCGTTGCGACCCGGTTCCATTCCTCAACCGCGTCGGCCGTGAGGTGGACGGGCGGAGCGGGTATCGCCGCTTTGACCTTGGCCTCTTTGCGGTTCAGCGCCCGTTTGCCGGGATTGCCGGTGACCAATTTGAGATGGGTCGGCTTGGGTTTTGTGCCGGGTTTCATGGCCGAGCGCCTTCCTCTATGTCTCGCGCCTGACCGGTTCCAAGCCTCCAAAATCCGAGGACACGACGATATTTGAATTTCTGATCATGGCCGCTGCCGCAGTGATTGCACCGCAAGGCACGACGTTTACTTGCACGCCGACCCGGGTCTGGGATGGCGATGGGCCGGTCTGGTGCGCCGAAGGTCCGCGTATCCGCCTGTCCGGCATCGCTGCGCGTGAAAGCGACGGTAGCTGCAGATCCAATCAACCATGTCCGCGTGCCTCAGCGGAAGAAGCTAGAGATGCGCTGGTCAGGCTGATCGGCCGCCCGGTTGGCGTGTCGCGTGAAGGGCATATTCTTGTTAGCGGGCCGGCAATGCAGTGCCGCTCTGAAGGCGGTGCCGGAGGGTCACGAACTGCTGCTTGGTGTGTGTCGCCGAAATCTGGCGATATTTCTTGCGCGATGGTCAGAGGTGGCTGGGCTCTACGATGGGATCGGTATTGGCGAGGGCATCGCTGCTGACGATCCCAGCGATGTCGTCAAATGTCCGGCCATCGCCTTCGAGGGTTGCAGCCTTGCCGGTAAATTCCTGCCAGCGTTTAATAGTCACATCGACGTAGGCCGGGTTGAGCTCAATCGCGTGGACCGAGCGGCCGGTCATTTCGCCGGCAATGATGGTGGTGCCCGAGCCCGAGAACGGCTCGTAGACGGCTTGGCCTGCGCTAGAATTGTTTTCGATCGGGCGCTTCATGCACTCGACCGGCTTCTGGGTCCCATGTCCGGTCTCGTTCTTCTTCGGCTTGGGAATGTGCCAGATCGTGGTCTGCTTGCGGTCGCCGGCCCAGTGGCCCTTTGCGCCCTTTTTGACGGCGTACCAGCAAGGCTCATGCTCCCAGTGATAGTCGCCCCGGGAAAGAACCAGCTGGCCCTTGTCCCAGATGATCTGGGAACGCAGGTGGAAGTCGCAAGCAGCCAGGCTGTCGCCGACAACACCGGCAAACAGACCAGCGTGCCAGACATAGGCAACATCGCCTGGAAACAGTGCCCAGGCCTCGCGCCAGTCGGCCTTGTCATCGTTCAGCACCTTGCCTTTGGCAGTTCCGGATGCTGCAACGCCGGCCTTTTCGCGCCAGGCGGGATCATACTCGACGCCGTAGGGAGGATCGGTGACCATCAGGTGGGGCGTGACGCCGTTAAGGGCCTTGGCGACGGTATCGGCATCGGTGCTGTCGCCGCAGACCAGCCTGTGCTTACCGAGCAGCCAGACATCGCCTGGCTTGGCGATGGGGTCGATCGGCGCTTCCGGAACCGCGTCAGGGTCGGTTAGGCCGTCGGTCTTTTCGGCGAGAAGCTTCGACAACTCGTCATCCGAAAACCCGGTCAGCATCAGGTCGAAATCGAAACCCTGCAAATCGCCCAGTTCGACTGCGAGCAGTTCAAGATCCCAGCCAGCATTCAGCGCCAGCTTGTTGTCGGCGATGACGTAGGCCTTCTTCTGGGCCTCGCTCCAGCCCTTGGCGACCATGGTCGGAATCTGCGTCAGCCCCAGCTTGCGCGCAGCAAGCAGACGTCCATGGCCAGCAATCAGCCCGCCATCTTCATCAACGAGGATCGGATTGGTCCAGCCCCACTCGCGGATCGAGGCCGCGATCTGCGCAACCTGTTCGTCAGAGTGCGTGCGGGAGTTGCGCGCATAGGGCGTGATCTTCTCTATCGGCCAGAACTCACTGCTCTGGGCCGGCCAGTTCTGATCCATAGATATCCTTGGATAGCGTGTGGCCGCAGAAGCCTTCAGGCTCGCGGCAAGTGGAAAAATTGTCAGGTCAAAGGGTAGCTGGGGGCTATTGCCCTGGGGTCAGACCAGTTCGAGCTCGTTCAGTACCTTGGCCGTGTCGAGCAACTGGTCGGTCCGGACCGTGATTTCGATGGTCATGCTGTCAGCGTAGGCGCTGGCGTAACGCCGCTTTCGTAAAGTTCCTGCTCGATCGTCTCGAGCACCACACCAATTCGGCTGCGGTCGAAGTTCTCTGGCAACGTGCGGATCGCAAGGCGGACCGTGCTGGTGACACCCGCGCTCATTCC